TAAATCAATCATATCGATCTCCTTGTTTATGTTATAAAATATATGAATTATTCTAAGATAATCGTAATAATATTTTTAGAAAGTTACTGTTATAGATAGAATGGCCGCGGTTATCCAATAGATACATTTTCTAAGATTTCCATCAAAACCATAGACAATTCCTGCTAATAGATCTAGAATTATCAAGATCAATGGAAATATCTGATTAGTTTTCATCTACTTTATACCAGATATCATAACCATCCATTCTAGAGTGTATAAGATTGCCCTTAGAATCATACCACCAATCTAATCCGGATTTCCACTTATGATATAGAAGTTTTCCATTTTCATCATATTCTATAGGTTCTCGTTCGATCATAGTTTATCCTTATCGATATAATAATTAGTATATGAAATGCAAACCGTTCCAATAATTAACGTGCAATCGAAGCAAGAATCTAAATTTTTGCGTCGTCCTCCATTTTCATAAAATGCTACTCTATGTGCCCATGGTTTATGCTTAGCATCAATACTAATAGATTTGGTGTCGTTCGCAAACCATAAAATAAAATATCTGTTTCGTTTTTGTATATACATACTTACTACTTATGCCAAGGCATTATCGACCATATAATGCATATTATATATATACATATTGATTTCGATGGCAAAGATATATTTCACATATGTACAAATACCAATTAACCAGTATTGGGTAATTTAGTGGTTTGGAAGTATCAAGGCAGCATTTCAGGTCTGTCAGCATATAATGCTACTGTAATATCATTAGGTGTTTTGTCAGTTATATACATGCCGCCATTGTGCTCCATATTATACTCACGAGCAGCTGAATCATATGATTTTGACATATAGTCCGTTGTCATCATGTTACCAAGATGCAATCTGTATGCTTCACGGTTACGATCATCACTAAATAGGTCGCATATATTATTAAACTCGTAGGCCGGAATCATTCTGTACTGTATATGCAATATATCATTTTCGGAAAGTATCATAGTGGTCTCAATGCCCGTGTAGCTACATACAGACAAGCAGACACAGTGCATTCCAGACGGGCTACAGTAGTAGCGTCCACTTAAAACCTTGAAATATCCCCGAGAATATTCAATTACCGGAATACCATCATCCTTCATTAGAAACAAATTTCCATTATGCGCTTCTAATGAATATGCACTTGTCGGTCTTATCTTTACATACTTCCCATCACAGTATCCTGCAGTAGCATCACTAGTATATGCAACAAACACAGGATTGATATATGCAAAGCATTTTTCACAAAGATGCATTCCTATAAAATGCCCGATGAACCTGGATTGGCCATTTAAGCCGAACCGTGTACCGGAATTTCGTAATTTGGAATGCTGCAACATTCTAGAAAAGAAATTCTTGGCCATATCAGTACTTACAAGCATATATCTATTACGTATCATATCATTAAAATATATAAAAAATATTCGATTTAGTGGTATTTTTTCTAAAAAAATATAAAAATAAAAGAACTTATGTTCGCATATATAAAGTATTAACGATATTCATTAAAATAATTTATATTTTTATAAGATTTAGGGAGAGAAATCCGCTAGGCTTAAAGACCAATCGGACGAATCGAACTTTCTATCTTGGAACTGACGAGTACATACTAAGGTAGCTAAGTATTCTAAATTACACATGGCTTAAAATGATTTTTTGCACATCAATAATCTTGGAGATTTAATATGATATCAGCAGGTCTTTTGATAACAGATGGTGTTAGATTTTTAGCTGAGCTTCCAACTGGCAGAATTAAAGCAGAACATCAATATGATTTACCTAAGGGCCAGGTTGAAAACGAAGATTATTTGACTTGTGCATTTAGAGAAGCTCGTGAAGAAACGGGGTATTCTTTCGATAAGTATAAAAAACGAGCCATATCTATGTTTCCAAATCCTGTTAAATATCGTAAAGATAAAGATATTATCCTTTTTTTGCTAAAACTAAAACCTAGCGAGATGCCTAATATTAACGTATATAGATGTGATAGTTTTTTCAAAGATAAAACCGGTAAAATGTTGCCCGAAGTATCTAGTTTTGAATATAAACCGATTTTTGAGATAGAGAAATGGTTATTTAATAGTTATAGTACAGCTTTTGCTGAAATGGGAGTGTAAAATGATCGATAAGAAAGAATTCGAAAGAGCTAAAAATAAGCTAGAGTATAAGATGAGTCTTGCAGTAGAAACAAACGATATAAACATATATGAGTTTGCCGAAAGTGTACAAGAATTTATCAATTTTGTAGAATCTAAATGTGTTGCTGAATCATAAAGGAAATTTAAAATGAAAAACACAAAAAGACTTATTTGGAAAATGCTGTGGGAAAATGAAAATGAAAAACCCATCGAAAAACAGGTTAGTGTTGTATTATTAGAAAATGGCAAAAGGCTAGATAATGTTAAGCAAATTATCTTCAAAAAATCTGTTATTTTTGAAAAACCTAAGAAAATGTTGGTTTGGTGCGATAAAAATAGGGTTATTATGGATGATGTACTAGGAGTTTTTATTAATAGACCATATCCAATTATTACTACTAATGATTTTTGGCAGTATTGTGCTGAAATTCCAGAAAATTTAAAAGATGAGACCAATTGGGATAGATTTGCTAAAGTTATCAATTCTGAATGCAATACTGATCATGCAATAGAGGTATTCGAAAATAGACCTCTGTCCTGTGTATTTTGCCCGGCTAGTAAATTTTGTGAAAATGATATTTCCACATTAAATACTGCTGGTTGCATAAAAACATTTGCAAATTGGGCTAAAAAGAAAGCGTAATATTATTGCGATTTGCTATGTTATTTTTTATATTTGATAATATGAATATCACATTATCCGAAATAAAGAAAATGCTCACTGGCAAACATAACATCATTATCAAGACTGCCAGATACGATTCTCCTTTTAATAAAGGTAGGGGAGAGAATACTTTCGGTTCTAAATTTCAATTCATAACTGAAGATATTAAGAAGTATTCTACTATTTTTGGTTTTGCCGGTACAGATTATCATTATCGTGATCTTATTGCTGAAAAGATGAAAAAACCTGTAGACCTTATCCGGGTTGGTCATAATAAGATAGGAGAATGGGTTCCTGGATACGAAGGAATTATTTTGAAAAATGATAATTCTGGCGCATTATATCTCCGTGTATATTCTACTTCACATGACAATATCGTTGAATACTATCATGATAAGAATAAAATTAATATCCATGATCCTAAGTATAAGAATTTCCTGAAGCCTAAGTTAAAGACAATTGATGATACTGTACTAAAGGTAATGAACATAAACATCGATAACATTACTTCTATTGAAGTTATTGATAAATAAATTATAAGGAGAAAATATGGATAATTTTATTTTGGCTAGAAAACTTATACAAACTATGGATTATATTACTAATGTATATAAGGCACAAGGTTTCAATATTTCTACTATCGATGAAGGACCTATTACAATTTGGGTTGAACGTGGTAAAACTCACTTTTCTATGTCATTGATGACTATGGATCATGAACCAGTTATAAAGGTCGTTATTGCTATGTCAGATAGGTATCTTGAATATTTCGATGCTGAAGCTAAAGTAGATGATATTATCGATTGGCTAATGGAACATACAAAAGTTAAGTTTTAATGAATAAAAAAGACCTATTTAATATGGGTCTTTTTTTATATATTTTAATTATATGAAGTATATTGTAATTCAACCTAATTTGGGTGGTATTGCTTTAGGTGTTGAGAATGTAACTAAATCTAAACCTATTGCGATTTTAGCATTTCAAAAATTGAAAAAAGTATGTGATTTATATCACAATTATGCAGTTAAACATGGTTATTCTGGACCATATTTATCTTTAAGCGACCCGGATTTAGATAAAAAGTCTGAGTTTTGGCCATTTATAGATGAAAATACTAAATCTGATTTTAATAAACTAGATATTTCCAATTTAGATTTAATCGTATCATGTCCGAAATGTTCTGGTTTATCTATGATGAATCAAGGTTTTAAGGGAGAAAATAGAGCATCATCGGATTGTCATCTTAACGATTATCAATTATTATGTGTACAGTTTGCTTTATCTTTGAAACCAAAAGTATTCATGTATGAAAATGGAATTGGTCTTTCTGAAGAAATAGGTGAAGATTTAAGAGTTAAGATTAATAATATAGCAAATATCGAAGGTTATTCGGTCAGTTATATTAAAGTTGATACTAGAAATTATGGTTTGCCTCATAAACGACCAAGGACAATGGTTATTTTCGTTAAGTCTAATTGTCCTATTTTTGAGAATTTTCACGAAAAAAGAGTATTGTTAAAGGATTTTTTAGCTAAATATCCGCCAGAAGAAAACGAAGATCAATTGCAAAAATCTTTCACTGACAAATTATATGTCAGATTTGCTAAAGCTAAATATGGTTCGGATTATTTTGATATATTGTGTGATTTATTGAAAAAACATCGTTTTGCTAGAACTTTCGATTTGGAAGATTGCACTCTGCTTAAAAGTATAGCTAAAAACGATAAAGAATTTAAAAAGATAGATAAAATCACCGAACGAATCAAGGTTAAACGAGGTTGGTTTGAAATGGACGATATACATATCCCCGTAGATTACATCGGGGCTATTTTATTCAAGACATTTTATCGTGATGTGAATATAATAAGACATAGACAAATATCCAGACGTGATGGTTTGAGATTATTTGGTATGCCCGAGGATTTCCAAGTACCCAAGGGGGAATATCGTGAATCTTGTAGGTTCATCGGTAGAAATGTACCTGTTAATACAGTAGAATACTTCATAAAACAAATCTCTAAGTATCTTAATAATGAGCTAAATTTAAGCAATAAACGTGTAAATATAGTCGATTTCAGATAAACCTATATGTTTATACCCTATTGATAAAAATTGTCTTAAACGGCAGTTTTTGTGTAAATAAACAACATCTATTTTAAATTCAACTCGATTATATTTTAGTACAATTCGATCACTAAGGTTACAGCTTTGGTACATTCAAATATATATAATTGAGAGGAAAATATATGTTAAGATTGTTTAATGAGGCTTATGACCGTGAAATAGCCGAGAATTTGAAATACATTAGTGATAGTAAAGATAATACTAATATGTATCTTAAAGGGCCATTTATGGGGGCAGAAAAAAGAAATCGAAATGGTCGTATATACAAACATAAGATAATCGAACGCGAATGTAATTCTTTCCAATCTTTAATTAAAAATCACGAAAGTTTAGGTGAATTAGATCATCCCGATTCATCTGCTATTGATCCTAAGAGTTCTGCGATTTTAATAGAAGAACTTCAAATGGATGGTAATTTTGCTATAGGAAAAGCCAAAGTATTACATACTCCTAATGGCATAATAGTTTCTAGTTTGATGCGCGATGATGTCAGATTAGGTGTATCTAGTCGTGGTGTCGGGGATTTGGATGCTGATAACTATGTTACTGAAAATTTCAAATTGATAACCATTGATGTTGTGTTACAACCTTCATGTCAAGATGCTTATGTAGATGCTGTTAATGAATGTTATAAATGGGTATTGAATGAGAAAACGGGATTATATGTCGAGAAGAAAGAACCTAAATCTGATGTAGTAAAGGGTAATGAATTACCAGATTTGACTTTAGATAAAGCTACAATAAAAGTAGTAGACGATGCTGCTAAAGTATTCAAAACTACTTTGGATAATGGAGGTTCTAAGAAAATAAAAGATGCCTTCATCGAATTCATAAAGACTATATCTAGACCTAAATCGGCTAAAAACTGGCTAGAATAAGATCTTTTAATCTTAAGATATTGTACTTAATATCCAAGCTTTCGCTATAAAATGCGAAAGCTTCTTTAGTATTTAATGCCGAATAAGGTAGTTTATATACTATATCACGAAATGGTTTTTCTAGCATTAATAAATGAATATCTCTATCGTGCAAATCGGAGTTGAAATAAGTTACAAAAGGAAAAGCTAGTCCTTTTTCGTTCATATAATTCGAAATAGTGCCCGTTTGAACAGATATACCTTTGTAGGAGTATTCAGTTTGTCGTCTTATAAGATTATTAGTTTCACCTATAATACAGGATTTAGAATAAAAAGTATCCGATATTATATTATTTGCAGCAAAATAGATCATAATTAACTGACTTAATCGAAACTGTAAAATCTACCAATGTTGTTGCATTAAAAGAATAAATCATACTAAAATTTCACCATATATTTTATGAGAACTCACTCTCAAGTTAATAAGCCATTGATTATCGCCAATTTCCCAGTCTTCAAAGCCTTTAGATGTTGCACTTACTAATGTAGTTTTATCACCTGTTACTACACTGTAAGGTACATATCTTTCGACTATTGTTATGGCATATAGTTTACCAACGGTAAAGTTACCATCCCAAGAATTTATTAATTTTGAACTGTTATATGTGTTTTTCATATAATATATCTCATTACCATCTATAATTTCACCGGTATCATTAACAGAATTTTGAGAATTATCTACATAAAGCCATTTAGTCATCAAATATGTACCATCCATATTATCTGATAGTTCGGCAATTCCACAGATTGGATTGTATAAGTTAGCTATTATACTTTTACCCTGAATACCTGACCACGAATGAGTAACTGTAGGTGTATAAAAAATGAATCCCGTGCATCTACTATTAGTTTGAGTTTCAGTGGAAAACTCTCTAGCCCATATATCTCGGTCTAACAATGTAGGTTCTAGGCTTGTACCTTCGTCAGACCAAACCATTTTTGTCCCAAAAAAGATTTGATTGACCTTTTTATTACCAAAAAACATAGATACTAATTCTTTATTTTTGAAAAATACAGTATCATTCATATAACTATATATTTGCTAAAATGATTTCATTTTCTACTATAGATTTCTTTACATCGATAATTCGCTGATTCGAACTACCTCTGAAACGTAAACTTAAATCTTTTAACTCTTCGATAAATGCCCCGTCGACAAGAAAATCGGTTTCGAATAATAATTCAGATTTAATAGGATCACGAATAAGTTCTTCATAAGTATAACCCGAATAGATCATGATATTATATTTGGGGCTTAGTTTTTTAACTAGATCCAACAATTCTTCGGATTGTTCGAAAGGTTCACCTCCACTTAGTGTTACACCTGTAATAATGCTATCCTTAATTATACGTGAATAAAGATCGTCTGTTTTCACTAATTCTTTAGTTTCGAACGACCAAGTTTTAGGATTTTGACAACCCGGGCAGTGTCTTTTACAACCTTGAACGAAAATAGTTGAACGCATACCAGGACCATCGACTATACTTTCTTGAATAAAACCAGCTAAATTAATCATATTTGATAATATATATTTTTCACGAATATGTTTTTTCTTGAATAACTTATATTTCGATTATGGATTATTTAATCGTAGATTTTTCTAATATAGCTTCTCAGATTTTGTATTCTATTCCAACTTTAGAACTTAAAGATGATGATTATGCTTTGTTCAAATATAAATTGGTTAATACATTCACTAGATTTATTAAAAAATTCGAAGGTCGAACTATTTTTGCATTAGAAGGTGGTGATAATTGGCGTAAGAAGATCTTTGACGGTTATAAAGCTGACAGAGCCAATAAAAGAGATAAATCCGGCATAGATTTCAAAGATTATTATAAAATGTTAGATGATTTAGTAAAGAATCTCAAAAAAATCATGTATAAAGCTAAATTCATAGAAGTTACCGGTGCAGAAGCCGATGATGTCATTGGAGTTTTAGTCAAACATATTAAAGGTAATGTAACTGTTATAAGTACAGACACTGATTTTTATCAGTTGTATAAATATCCAGGTTATAAACAATTCAATCCCCGTACGAATTCGTTTATAGAAGTTACAAATTCAACTAATTTTCTTCTGGCTAAAGTATTGAAAGGGGATAAAAGCGACAATATCCCGAATGTACGACCGAAAATAGGTTTAAAGACAGCAAATGCTATAGTAGAACATGCTGATCTGAATGCTTGGCTTAAAAAAGAAGGTCTTACTGAAAGATTCGATCTTAATTATAAACTGATTAGTTTCGATGCTATACCTAAAGAAATAGAAGATGAAATAATTAATGCCTATAACTCTTATAAACATGAAAAAACTAACATTATGTCATATTTAATGGCTGCGGGTTTAACTAACATTTTATCAGAAATACCCGACTTAACAAAATCAATAGAATTTGACAATACGGAGTTAAAATGAATATCAAAATAAAATATCTCGAAAATGCTACCAAGATAGTTAAAGTAGAAGGAAATAAATCGGATTGGTATGATTTATACACTTATTCCGATGTAAATCTCTTGAAAAATGATTTCAAGTTGATAAATTTGGGTGTAGCTATGAAATTGCCGGAAGGTTATGAAGCTCATATAGTTCCTAGAAGTTCTACTTTTTCTAATTATGGAATAATACAAACTAATGGTGTTGGTATTATAGACAATTCATATTGTGGACCCGATGATCTATGGCGTTTTCCAGCATTAGCTACACGAACTGTATTTATACCTAAAAATACACGTATTTGTCAGTTCAGATTATATAAAAAACAAGAAAATATAGATTTTATAGAAGATTCTTTATCCAATGAGAAAAATCGATCCGGTTTTGGTTCTACCGGTATTTAATTTTCCGAGAATATAATTTTTTAGATTTAATGACTCTAGTCTTTAACAAACTAGAGTTGTTTGTTAGATATATTCTCAGTTTTCTTTGATTTTTGTTTTCTTTATTAGGCATACTTTAAATATAAGAAAATCATTCAAGCTTTTCGATAAAATCGTGAGCTAAAATTCCCGTATTTTTCTTAGAACCCAAGAAAATAGCTTTATCGACATCACTAGTAATAGTTTTAATCTTAGCTCGGTATTGTAGTTCGGTTAAAAGCATCATTACTATAGCAAAACTATCTACTATATCGGATATTGTTTTCGAACCATGACCATTAGTTACTGGTTTAAATTGCGAAATGTCAGGTTTTATACCATTAAAATTTATAAATGCATTATACATTGAAATTTTATCAGATAAACCATAGCCGGTCCAGAATTTTTTGATCGAATTTATAGCATAAAATCTTAGCTTTTTTCGTTGTTCGAATAAACTTAATCTGATGAAACCTTCAAATTCACCTAAATCAAATATCATACCAGTAGCGCCAGTTGAACCCATAGCATAATCTTCTACGGCTACATAATCGCAATCTTTTACCCAGTCTAAAATATATTTGAACATGAAAAAAAACTTGTCATAATGATCACGGAAATCATCATTTTTATAGAAAATTATGTGATCTGTCGAGTATTTACGATGTTCTGTGAAACCAAAAGCTTCTACATTTGTAACATCGAAGTGATCTGAAATAGTTAAAATGGATACACCACTACTAGTAATAGATAAATCAAGACCAGCAATTTTCATATGTATTCTTTCCGTAATAACAAATTAGCTACCACATTGGGGTCTATATTCGGATTTATATCTAGAAAAAATGGTTTTATAAGCAATCTTACTCCAGAATAACGTAATAATTGTTCAATACTCAATTTAGACATACCTAAACCTATATAGCCTTTAAGACTATAAACTGTTATAATTTCGTTATGTAACTTAGTCATATTGAGATAATGTTTGTTATAAACTAAATAAACATCATCCTTTACGAATTTATACCATTTTCCTTGTTCTGTTTTATTGACGAAATCGACTAATTCGTCACCATTAGAGTCAATAACATTATTATCTTTTTCTAATTTAGCTTCAGCTAATTTGATTAAATCACCAAATATCATGTTTATATTTATTAAAAAATCCCGATTAAATCGGGATTTAATTGTTAAAGAAGATTCTGGGCGTGCATTATCTTTGTAATATCAGTTAATGCTTCAAGATAGCCCTTTTTATATGCTTCTTCTTCCTTCTTAGTAGCTGTACCATCTTTAGGTGGTTCGAATTTCTTAACTTCTTCGATACGTTCATAAATGGCACTTTTCAAAGCCCGAACTGCATTAAAAATATAGGTAGTGCTATCAGTGCTACTTGTATTATTACTATTATAATCAATCATATCTTAACTCCTAAATTTTTAAAAATATACATTATATATCAGCAATTTTTCAGATAGATATAGCTTGTAGGATTTGATCTATAGTGACAGAATATTTCCGTATCATTTCAGAAGTTGTTTTATTAAATGTCGTATATATTATACTACCATTAGTAGATAAAAGCATTGTATCTACGATAATTTTATTTGCACTATTCGTATGAGTATTAGTGAAAGCTAAACCATTCGGAGTTAATTGATACCAAGAATTATTGTCTTTTTGAATTTTTAATTGCCCACTAGTAGTTAAATTTAACAAATCTAATCTATTATTATCGCTTTCACCATTTCCAATTACAAAAGATACATCATCACCAGTTATCCTCGATGGATATTGTCCGAATACTACTACTGGGTTATCTCCATCACGTATATCTATTCCATTGCCTATACTTATAGAACTATTTCTGCCCTTTATTGTACAACCATGACCTACTTGAACTGAATTAAATGTGTCAAATGATTTATTATATGATCCGCCGATATATGAATCAACTACATGTTCCGAATAATTATGATAACCTAAAAATTCCGAATTTGTTCCTTTAATAGTGTAATTCAATTGACCTATTATATTGCTTCGGTAGCTATTCCATATTTCATTCTGCAAGCCACAGAAAGTAACTTGTCTATTATTCCAAGATATACATTCTTTAGCACCTAAACCGATTGTATTATATGAATAAGAGTTATTATTTTGATTACAAGCTAATAAACCACAACTTTCTGTACTATATAGAATATTATCTGCTCCACCGATTATGAATTCACTAGCCACTTTATCATAGCTGTTAATAACATTTCTTTCTCCACCGAGTAAGATAGATGTACCTTGATAATTGCCACCACTTCTAGTAGCAAGATCTTCATTACATTGAATTACAGATTCATAAGATCCAAATATAGTGCCACCACCCCGACCAATTTCGCAAGCAGTAGTGTTTATCAAAACTCCGGCTTCATCAGAATAATTTACGCCGAGTTGATTATCAGATCCACCTATAGCAATTCGATTACCATAAGCCCATTGAGTATTTCCTCCGATTACTATTGCACCATTATATGCCGTAGATTGATCGGACATCAAACTAGTACCCATTTTACTAGGACCACAACTATCTAACCAGTACATGCCGCCACTAGCAAAAGTGTGATAGTGTTGCATAGCACCATCCCAAGTAGTATAATTTTCACCTACTGTAGCTTCAGATAACATTAACTGTGGGCTTCTATATCCATCTGATTTAGTTTTCATTATGTTCAAACGAGCAGGAGATCCGAAGTCATTTGAATAGTTTTTCGAGAAATCATAGCTCATGAACAAACGTTTAGTTGTCGATATTACTCCATTTTTAAGTAAATTTGGATATAGTTTATAATTATTAGCACTTATTGCAATATCATCATCACTAGTTAATAATACTCTAGCAGATGTGCCAATAGCATCATTTACAACTTGCATAGAGCCTAAAACGTCATCAGTTCCAACATTCCATGATACATTACTAGTATCATCTATGCCATTTACACCTAAAAGCACATTAATCTGAAGATTCAAGTATTTAGATTGATCATTAATTATAAATGGCTTGGTATCAGTATCATTTCCAGTAAAAACTACTATTGCCAGAGGTACTAAACCTTCACTTGTCCAAATTTTACGTTCATCGGGATAAACTTGATAAAAAGATTGGCCAAATATGATAAGAGCATCGAGATATGCCGGACTAGAAATAGTGGCACCAGCCATTTTAGTTAATGTAAATGCTGAAGCATCAAAAGATACTGAATATGTCCCCATTACAGTATCAGAAGTAGCATTATTAGAAGCTGGGAGATAATTACCCCTGAATAGGTGATTTGTTATATCTAGAAGTGCAGAATTATAATCTTTTGAGTTTACAAAGCGTAATGAATTTCTAGCCCCTTTTGTATAAGTAATATCAGATAAAATTAATGTGCCGTTGTCTTCGAAATCAGAAAGTTTATAATTTTTAAGTGTTTCTAAAGCACTTTCATCTGTAATATCTGGTATATTGCCACAATAATAAGCATAACCATCAATTTCCCATTTTATGCCATTACTCTGTTTTACTAGAGATTCGAGTCCTTTTCTCAATAAAATAGTCTTATTATTCATTATGCTTTACCTATTTTTATATAGAGTTTGTAAGGCAGAACTTCGATCAATTTTTCTCGAAATTTATCATTAGTCTTAGCAAAATCTGCTTTTACTCTATTTATGAAGAAAACATCATTTTTTAGTTGATCTGTTATTTCATCGATTTCATTAGGATCCAATTTCAACACAGTTGGTTTGTTTTTGTCTTTATTTAAAGATATTACCACATTATCGTGATAAATGTTATATAATTGCTTAAGCCATCCTCCATTGGCCATATCTTTTGGCGAAAATGATTCTTCAGCACAAAAATCCCAATATTGGTCCTCACTGGGTATCAATTCGACATGAGGTTGTTCATTTAACAATTGTTCTTTCAAGTACGCTATAAATGATTGCATATTGTATATATAACGAAAATTATCCCCGAATTTTAATATATTTAATTATATGAAAACTGAAAATGTTGAGAATGATGAACATATTACATATTCGATTAGTATGAGAGTTATGATAGAATATTTGGTTAAAGATTACGAAAATTATCATTGGGGATTATTGGAAAATAATCTCTTTTTTGGATATCCTACTAATGATATTCCCGCTTCTATTTTTATTCTAGATCAATCTGGATATATGCCCGAAATAGATCGTTCTTGTGTAAGTAAAGAGACTAGGAAATTGTTAAAAAAAGATTCTATTTTAATTAAATTGCCCATTATGAATATACCTAATATATGCAATGAAGTGGATTTATACGAAGATCTTAATAAAGCACAAAAGGTAAATTTAGCGGTTTTCTTGAAAAAAACAGTAGTTTTAACCGAGTATTTAATGCATAATAAATTGCCGGAATATGATCTGGATGAAACTACGAGATTGATTATCGAAATTGTAGCAACACCAGGTAATAGTTATGTACATTGAATTTGAAAAATTGATCTTTCGTAATATATTGTCTTATGGTAATAATGAAACTGAAATAGATTTTAAACCAGGAATAAATATCATTTTTGCTAAAAATGGTTCGGGTAAATCTTCTATTTTAGATGCTTTGTTCTTTGCATTATATGGAAAACCTTACCGAAATATTAAATTAGTTAATTTAGTTAATTCATTAAATAAGAAAAATATGGTTTGTAGAGTGTTTTTCAAAAAAGGTGATGACCATTATGAAATTATACGGGGACAAAAACCCGATATATTGAGTTATAAGAAAAATGGTGTAGAAGTTGCATTGACATCTACTAAAAAGTTGATTCAAACCGATCTAGATCAAATAATAGGTATAGATTCTTTCTTGTTTAAGAATATTGTAGCCGTAGCTACTACATATAATCAACCATTTTTAAGTTTATCCAATACCGATCGTAATAAACTAGTAGAAAATCTCTTCAATTTAGCAATTTTAAGAAAAATTGAAAAAGCTATAAAGGGAGAAAACATCATTGCTAAACAAAATCTTACACTTATTATGAAAGATCTGGAAAATGCTGAAAATCAGTTAAATTTAACTAATACTAGTATAGCTAATATAAACCAGACTATTTTAACTAATCAAAATAAAGCAGAATCTCTACGAGATAAAGAAATTGGTGATTTAATAGAAAAAAATGAGAAAAATACCAAGATATTAAGTGAATTTCGTGAAAAATCTAAAATTGCAACTTCTAACATTATAGATGTTAGATCTAAAAAAGATACGTTACAAAATGAAATTAATAATTTAACAGTGTCTATTTCAAAAATAGATATCTATTTGTCTGTATTAGATAAAGGTTCTTGTCCAGTATGCGGTAATATATTAACAGATGATAAACATATTCAAGATAAAGATAGTAAAATAGAAGAACGATCTAGTTTACTTAAATTATTGAATGAAGATCAGTCTAGTTTACGTGATTTGAATAAAATCGAAGAAAATAATGTTAAAAATGAGAAGATAATTGCTGATTGTAATAATATTATTACAATTGGTGAAGCTAAAATATCGGATAATTTAGCTAAAATAGAGAAATTAAGAAAAACAAAATCTGAAATAGATCTATCCGAACTTCTTGAAAAAGAAAATTCTATTAAATCGAAATTAAATACTGATATAGTTTCTTTCAAAAAAGAAATAACCGATAAAAATAAAGAATGTGTAATAATAGATAATGTTTTTCGTATCACAAGTGAAGATGGAATACGTCATTTCTTGTTTGGAAAATTAATAAATGTTTTCAATAATATTGTAAATAAAAATTTACATAATTTATCAGTCAAGGTACAAGTTAAATTCGATTCTAATTTGGATTATGTTATTACTGGGTTACGTGGTGAAAATATCGAATATAATCAGTTCAGTGGTGGAGAAAGAACGAGAATCGATATGGGTATATTATTAGCTTTCTTGAATTTAAGTGGAGATTTAGCAAATTGGAATACCAATATCTTATTCATCGATGAATTATTCGATAGCGGTATAGATAATGAAGGTATAGATGCATTATTAAAGTCTTTAAACTCTTTAATTATGATAAAAAATCAATCTTGTTATCTGATTTCTCATAGATTAGACACGCATAACGAAACATTCAAATCCATTTTGAAAATAGAGAAAAATAGTGGATTTTCTACTATATCGAATCAGAATTAGTTAATGTAGTTTTTAACCAAGTCAAAGTAGTTTGCAAACTTGAGCTAACTGTTATATTGTCTAAGTATTTTGCACTTGAATAAAACATGCCGTTCGTTATGAATACTAATACATTAGCATAAGATATGAATTCTGTTGCATCGGTCGAACTCATTTTGTCTAATAACTCATCTATAATTAGCTTACCGAGCTGCCTATTATAATCACGGCCAGAATAATTACATGCAATTGTGTAAACTTCATTCGAATATGAACTGGGATTATTAAAAACCGTATTTCTATTGTTAAATTCCATATACTTATATATGTTGTAAACTCAGATATCTCTTTCCCGTACTTTCTTGATGAGAAAGAGTTGTAGTTGAGATATTAATAGTAGCTAAATTAGCAACAAAATCGGATATTGTTAAAGCATTAGATATGTTGTAAATTATTAATGACATATAAGGATTTACTAAATTATAAGTAGATGAAGTATTACCTGCTATAGTTAATGCGGTTTGATCACAAGCATGAAAAGCATAATATATTTTACTCGGTTTAATCGTATTATAAGTTGTATCTACATATCCCGTATCTAAACTAGCTAAACCTATTACACTATTATCGTGACTTGCTCCATTAACACTCATTGCTACAAGATGAAATGTCTGATTTTCTTCATCTAACTCATATATGCCCACGAAATGTACAGTTTCTTCACTAATACCCTGTATATTAGTATTAATATAAGTCCAAATATCAGTATTTTCTGGTACAAAATAGTTTCCTACCGTGAATGCATGCAATTGTATAGCAATTTTCTCGCCTTTTATTATACCATTAGTAACAACATTCAATACCTCTCTAACATTATCAATCGCCGGAGTAGAAATACGAGAAAGTGGTGAAGCCCCAATCGGATCTTGATATATTACATATTTGTCATTTTCAATTCTGTTTTGTATCGGGGCAATAGTATTCATTTTATCTTTCAAATATCCTGCTGTACCCGAACTTGATACTTTAACTTCGTAAGTATCAGAAGTACCTTCACTAGAACCAGTTTTATTCTCATAAACATCGATGAGACATGAATTCAATTCGAACTGATTACTATCACCGTCAAACTTAAAATAGATAGAATTTTCTATAGAACTGTCTAATTTCACTAATTTTGAATAAGATAAGACATCTGAACCACTTGTTAAAGCAAATTTAGACTGATTAGATAAAATAGTGGATTGATTATTTAGCAAATCTATCCCGAATTCATATAATGTAGATGTATTATATGCGGTAGGAGTAAATTTAGCATTGACATTAACACATATTTGAGAAGTACCACTAGGTATTACTATTTTATTGTCCGAAACAGTATAAAGATAATTATCTATTACTGATATATTATCCAAAATATCTTGATTCGCTGATATTGCACTTAAATTAGTGTTAAGTTCGATAAATCCGACATGTTCAGAATTAGTACTTCCAGATATATTGAAAATTAATGTGTTCCCACTATAACTCGAATTGACATTAATGCCATCATAACCATATATTTCAACATCAGCTAAGCTAGATTGTTCAGTCCATTCAAAATTATCACCAGACATGCTTAAAATCTGGCCATTTTCACCTTTATTAACTAAATAACCTAAAAGATCTGTTCCGCTATAGAAAGCATTATTATAAATAGGACCAGTATAAGAAACTATGTTTTTATCAACATTGATATATTGTACGCCGGAAATTATATCTTGTTTATTAACTAATTCGCTTGATAAATTACTAACATCATAAGATAGATCTTCTATATTTTCATGAATAGTATCAATTTCGCCAGAAATTTTATCTATGTTTACCGCATTTTCCGAAACATGACTAGATAAATCGTCAATATTTCCATAGATAGTATTTAAGTTTTCACTAACATCAGCAGAAAATTCATTTAGTTTCGATGATATGTTTGTTATATTGCTAGATAATTCTGGTATTTTTTCAGATACTGTGTTTAATTCACCGCTCAATGATATTATATCTGATGAAAGTTGATAAATATCACTCGATAAAGCATTTATATTTTGATAAGTATAACCAGATAATTCAGTTAAATTAAGAGAAAGATTAGTTTGAATACCAGAAATAGTGGCTATTTCCTCGGGTATTTTTATTAAACTTATAGCACTATCAACATTGATATATTCACTACCATTGTAAGTAGTATCTTTAGTCCAGATTGCAGAGTTATTATCGATATAGCTTGCGATATTATCGATATTGCTAGATAAGTTTTGATCCATTAAATTAGAATAATTTACAAAAGCCGAGTAATCTAAAAGAAAAGAACTATCAATTTTGTTATCCCAAGTAGCACTGTGATTCAAATAGGACGAAAAAACATTTTTATATGATTCAGATATTCCCAAATCGGAGCTAACACCATCACCAACAAGACTTTCATCATGATTTATTCTACCGATAGCTATAATTTTCCCGTCTTTTACAATCATAATATCCTCTTATTCATATATATTCGATAACTTCGGAGTATTATGAGAAAAGAAATCTTAGTTAAACATCAATTGAATTTTGATGCCTTTTATAATATGGAGATAAAACATGGTGTGTTTATATTCGTAAACGATGTTTGTCAAATCTGTGAGGATTATAAGAAAGAAATCGCCGATATTGAAACTAATTCCTTATATTTCGTAGAATGTATCTTGCAAAAAGAAAAAGATGCTATTTATGAACTTACTGGTCATATTGGTATGCCACAAACTGCTATATTCAAAAGAAATAAGTTAGATTCAGTATATCTAGGAATGCTTTTCGAAGATCAGTTGAATCCTATTTATAAAATAATGAAAGAGTTAGACCAATCTAAAATAGATGACATAGACATTATCAAAAATTCATGTTCACCATTAATTGCTATTGTCCCTAAAAACTATTCGAATGATCAAATATATCAAATTAAAATGAGTGGTATAAAACAACGTAAGTTATTGATTTTTAATGACTTACACGATTTTACAGTAAAAGATCAAGCTAAAGCATTTGAAAATATAATTGATGTTTACCCATTATTAGTTTTCGATTTATTTGATTCTAACGATTATGATGAAGGTGATATTTATTTAATTAAACGATCTAGATTGAATAATAATCTTATAAATACAACGTATAAAGAGTTTATATGTCAAAATTAGATGATGAATTCAATTTATCCGAACTTCCTGAACATACAGAAGAAAAAGAAGTGTTTGAAGAAGCAGCGATTAAAATAAAAGAAACTAAAAATAAAATAACCGAGTTCAAAACTCAAAAATATGATATACAAGATAAAGAATATATACGCGAACAATTAGTAAACTTAATAGATCTAAATAGAAATGTGCTTGAAAATGTTGCAATGCAATGCAAAATAGGTGCTCCGCCGGGAACATTCATGAGTTTCACCCAAATAAGCAATGCTATAACATCAAATATTCAAGAATTATTGTCTCTTAACAAAATGTTAACAGATTATCAAATAAAAGATGATATAGTAAATAAAAAGAAAAGTTCAGTTCAAAATGCACAGAATATCCAAAATAACACTTATGTCATGAACAGAGAAGATTTGATTCAACATTTAACCGATGCTGGTTTAACTAAGAAAACTTACGAGTTACCAAAATTCATAATGGATCAAACTAAGTCGTAGGAATTGCTAAAACTATCTTATCGATCTTCTTATTAGTTAAACTCAAACCATAAGTTGATTTTTGCTCGTAATCTGATGCTGTATGATTGCTATCAATCCATACAAAAGTGTGACCATTTGAAGATTTTACCCATTTATCTCCACTCTTATTAGAATATGATAAAGATACTACTGTACCAGCTTTAATCTCACCATTGGCGACCATATTTCGATATTCTGAATCCGTAACTGTCTTTGGGGTATACTTTTGACTAAATTCATTCGATTCGGCTAATAATGAAGCTTCACCTTTACCATTATTAGCACCTATATTAACATAACTCTTATTATTTGAAGCTAAATTCGTCATGACACTTACACCTCTAGCACATAATCCATTAGCACTGTCATCATAAGCTTTAGTTATATAACCGGTAGCTAAAAGATAAGCATGAGCACTTTCGAGATTTCTTTCTCGTCCGGTTCCGTTTAGCCAAGATTCATAACCACTCGCAATTGTTTCATAACTACCATTTAAATCCCCACTCATACTACCGAAGCCTTTATGTTTAATGTTGTTTACATCTACACCACCAGCAAGGCTCATCTTCTTTTTAGATATTCGGGCTTCCAAATTGATATCTTTATCGAGTAATCCTCCTTCACCAGCTTTGCCTATATCAAAACCTATTGTCTCAGACCTTATCACAAAAGTCAAAGAATAACCATCTACCATAGCACTATCAGTAGATAACTTATCTTTACTGAAATCACAATAAGTGCATGTATAATTCAAAACTTTGTTGAATTTAAGTTTAGTTTCGTTGCCATTGTTAACATTAACATAGTTTTCGATTAATTTTTCTGGTTTAACTTCATTATACTTGTTTATTACATCAATAACATTCGTAACGGGTTGAGTATAAGGAGTACAATAATTAGGGTTTAACAGATCGTCCATTCTTAGATCAGCATCTGTTCTATCTTCCCATATATCTTCTATTTCAATCCGGATATAGATCTCTGGGGGCATAAAATCGTCATAAAATGAATAATTATCTCGATTTTCTCCGAACATACAGTATTTTATGAAATTTAACACATCTAGATTTTCATTTTCATATAATCCGAATGTTAATCTTCTCGATCCGGGTGAAATGAAAACTTCATTATAATCATAAGTTTTATAATTGGTCGTAACTTTATTTAATGTTGTAACTGGCATAGTTATGTTTTTAACTAGATAAGTTAACATGCCATTACATAATTCAACACCTTGTTTATTCATGAATTTTACACTATAACGCCAATTCATGAAAGGTTTAGATTTATAAAATTCCGAATATTGCTTATACAAATCTTCCGATTTTAATTCGAAACCTTCCGGAATGTTGATCTTAGTTGCCATCATTCTATTTATCAACATTTATTTTGCATTTTAAGGCACTTTTAATACGTTTTTATAATACACCTATAAAACTATATCGTAAATATAATATAACGGTCTAAAACAGGCGTTAAACTCAAATTAAACTGGTATACGAGATAAACTCATATATTCATAAAAATTATACTACCCTATCGAAAAAACCAAATAACATATATCATTATATTTTAATTACAAATATGTAAAAATATGTTTACAAAAGCTACAGAAGTGATCCGTCCTTACTCTAAGTAAGAAACCAAGTGATTTTTACATCGGAAAAAGTCCACATATTTCTTGATAGATACATTATAGTTGGGTAGGGAGAGGTGGAATCTTTTTTATATAGTATAAAACCTATAGGAGGGGGGTACTAAGATAGAAAAGGTTTGTCTATTCTTAGATACTTATAATGATGAGGTAGATATGTAGAATTGAAATACTATTCTTAAATATAGATGTGTCAGAACATTAATTCGATAAATTAAAGTATATTTTGATTATGGTAGATAGATCTGAAATTATAGTTACTATGACATCCATTCCAGAAAGAATCGAGCTGGATATTACACCAACAATAGATAGTATTATTTCTGATAAAATCTTGACTCCGGATAAGTTGATTTTGAATTTAGCTAAATCACAATTTCCAGAAATGGTAGTCAATCTTCCTGAAAAGTTAATAGAATATATCGAACATCATGAAAATGTTGAGATTTGTTGGGTAGATCATGACATTAAGACGTATAAGAAATTGATCCCTACGTTGATGCGTTATAAAGATAAACCCGATACTATGATAATGACGATTGATGATGATTGTTTATATGAACCTGGTTTGTTAAGGGGAATGGTAGATTTGAAGAGTGTAAGTGGACCAAATTCGTATGTTACTACGGCAAATTTAGCAAATTTCTTTAATGTTCCGGTTCCAATGGGTAGATGTTCTATGTATACACCTAATCTATTCGATACTAGAATTGTATCATGGTTGACCGATGAAATTATAGATTTGAATGAAGATGACTTCTTTTATGCTTTCATTATGTTCATCACTGGTGTACTTAAATCTTGTAGATTTTATAAAACTAATATTAAACCTACACAGTTGAGCATTATAAAGCCAGCAAATTATAATACTTACAAGACTTTTGATTATTATTCGAATTTAGTTCGTACTATAATAAATCAAAAATCTAACATGTTATCTGGTGTATTGACGTGATTTTCTTTTTCGATTACTAACTCGGGATGATTATCCCCAGTTTGATCTTTATCAGTTACAGTTTGGTTAGCATTCAAAATATCACCATCGGGATTCACTTTTTCTTGATCCAAGTTGAATATTTTACCTAAGTTAGTTACATCTGAGATAGGTAAGTTTTGATCTTCGACATCAGAATGATCATTTTTCCATTGTCTCAATATGAATTCATAAGTTATTGGTACAGCTAAAAATGTTGAATTTTGACCATAATCTTTCACATTTATAACTTCATAATAGATTTCATTATAAGTAAATTGAATTAAATCACCTATTTTAGGAGTATATTCTGGAAATAGTATTTTAGTTCTATTTTCGTTATATTGGCTTGCTTCGTGAAAATGAGTTATTGTACAATAGATATGTATATATTCCTCATATAGCATGCCTTGTAATTGATAGGATTTCTGAAGTGAAGGAACATTTTCAGTCCACATATCTAATTTGAATCGTCTAACAATAGATTCTAATGGATCTTCGCCTAATAATTTATCTCGTTTAGTAGATATTTTTTTAATGTAATAATCTACTTTTAATCCGAAATTAGAATAAGCTTCACTTGTCAAAGATGAAACTAAAGCTGCTTCACCGCTATAACATGGATTAATAGGGTCGAAATATCTCGATTTAGTCCAGTCTTTGCCGGATACTTTGCAACCATTGATGAATAATCGATTATATTCATCTTGAAAACTCATAGAGATATACCTAATAAGCTTAAGCTTTTCTTAGCTATGCCTTTTACGTTTATATTCGGAAATGTTTTGTTGAATTCGCGAACATAAGAATAACTCATATAGATGTCTAAAATAATCGGATTAACTAATATAATTTTTTCATTAGATAATACTATGTTATTATAATGTTCGATAATCTCAGATCTGTATTTGTTGATAAGAATTTTGCTTAATTCTCTCATTTTAGAGCCATATAAATCCAAAATGTTTTCATCTAGTGTATCTAAATATGATGCGAAATCTTTAGTTTTCACTATGTTATCTAAAAATTGATCGATATTATATTCAGGCATAGTCATGTTATATGTTCGGTACCAGTTATTCAAGTTGAATGAAGAATATAACACTTCAGTCCATAATTTAATCTTAATTTGATAAATTTCTTCTCTTAAATATGACGAATAACTATCGAATTTCATTACTTCATCGCGATTCACTCTTTGAAAATATGAATCTAGATTAGAATCTTCACCTTCTGCTAATATTACCGTATCTAATTCATCATGTCTGGTGATCATATTGAATAGAGTTTCACCATTTTTAATGAATTCTTCGCTATTAGCTCGTGCAATGTTAGAAATATTAGTGTATAATTCATTATGATTACATAAAAAGAAACCTTTTTGGTATTCAATTTTTGTTACGATCTGAGACAAATCAGTCTTTCCAACTAATAAAGAAGTGTCATTTATATCATATATTTCGTAATTCATTCTAAGATATATATGAATAAGATGCAACTTACTGCTGATGAAATTAAAAAATTAAGTAATCAAAACAATATGTCGGTTTATACTTTTAACCGAAGTATGTTGCAGATTTTTGGTAACAATTATATAATATTGACTAATGGTGTTGTAACTGTAAATGGTATTTTAACTAAACTACCAGCTGTTTCAGATAGTGCTAACTGGGAAGATGCTAAAAATGAAAATCTGATAGTAAATTTCATCATTTCGAAACTAGATAGTCTTATGAATAGTGATATGGTACAATCCGTACAATTTGGTACTGGTTCATTGCCAGAACCCAAATATAAACTAGATAGTGCAACGGGAAGCGTATATAATGGTAATAATCATCTAAATTTCAGTTTGAACTTGGTTATACCCAATAAAATGAACACCAATGGAAAAATAGTAGGTCGTGCTGGTTCACTAGATTATTTCAGTTCGGGTTATGATTTACAAAAAGTTTTAGCTAATTATGGCGGATTGACACATGGTTCTGAATATAGTATCGGGAGAGATCTTGGATCTAAAGTGGAAAGTATGAATAAGAGCGTAATAGATATATCTCATGTCTTATTTAATACTATGAAAACGTTCAAAGATAACAAGGGCGGATTTTTTGATTCTTTAGCTGCATCAGGAAAGACATTATATAACGAAACAGTTAAAGATACGGGGACATTAGGTGGCAATGATAATGAAAGAGTAGCACAAAACAATTTCGATAAATCATTTGCCGGTTCTTATTTATGGTACATGTATATCATGATGGGGGTATTCAAATTACCTTTCGTAGTTGTAATTAAGAAATGGAAGATTCAACATAGTAACGAAGAGTTTAAAATAGTAGATCAATATTATTCGAGTTATACAACATTAGATTTAGAAGTTTCTTGTGATAGAATACTTACACAAGACCAATTCATATCGAAAATGACTCACTAGATTATCTTATATTTGTATTATGCAAACTTTTATCTTGTGTCACGATTTGCCAGCTAATCGTGAAAATGGTATATATTTAACAGATTCGTTAGTTTTTGGTAAGAAACAAATTAGTTTGAATATAGCCAAAAAATATAATTATGCTTTATCTTTGGTTAAATCTGATTGGTTTTGTTTGAAACATGATAATATCAAGATTGAAACTAGTGAAGATGTTATCGAGTTTAAGCTGAAGCGTCATTCTAATTTAGGTTGTGCTGGTATCATAGGTAATAGTATTTTAGCTCAAAATGGAGAATTTATTACTGGTATAGAGCTATTTGGAGCGGGCCAAACTAAACAACTCGAATTAGATGACAAAGGTGAAGTTAAATCTGATCGAATTGGTAGATTATTATATTGGGCTGGAGATCATTCTAAAATGGCTACACTAGCTGGAAATTGTCTATTTTTTAATCGAAAAGCAATAGAAAATCTGATATTCGATGATAATTTGAATGATTATCATTTTGCTGAAACTGATATGTGTTTACAATTGTTATCTAAACATTACGATCTGGATATTATAGATATTTCTACTGTTCTTGGTCGAAGAGAAGAAAGTGAAAATATGTATAATTATTTAAGTGAACGTGATTACTTGGTTAAAAAATGGTCTGAAAAGATCGATTTTTGGCCTATAACGAAGTATACTAAATTCCATGACTGAAGAAGAATATAAAGCTGAATGGCTTAAAGGTTTACATCAGAGTTCATATAACTCTATGCGTTTCAGCGATGATAGAAAAACATTATCTCTGAAACATTTGCCATATTCAGTAAATATTGAAAAACCTGAAAATTTAAGAGATTATATCTTAAAAGATATGTTTGATAATCCAGATCCGATTAAATCCGAATTTGCAGATAAAATAGGTGTTTATTCTCGTGTACCAAACAGTATTTTAATACCCAAGCTATATTCCAAATATACTAAGTCGTTTGATGTAGAAATATTAGCCGATTTAACTAAACCTTTGATAGTTAAATGTAATCATGGTTCAGGTTGGAATATCATAATAACTAATGACTATGATCCGACATTTGTGAAAAACAAAATTGATAATTGGTTAAATCTAAATTATGCTTATATTTCTCCAGTTTATGAACAACAATATGAAACTATAAAACCTGGTGTACTAATTCAACCCTTGTTAATAGATAAACCTCTAGATTGGCAATTATATTATCTTAATGGTAAATTAGAAGTTATCGAAATATCTCGGAAAATAAACAAATCTATAGTATCTATTTTAGCCTGTGTAGATGAAAATGGCAAAAAGAGTAAACATATTATAGGTGGTGAACCAATTATAGATGATCTAAATTCTATGATGCTAAAATCACTTTCCGAAATAAGAAAAACTTCAGATTCTTATGGAAAAGTATTTGATTTTGTAAGAATGGACTACTTTTTTATAGATAAACCCTATCTTTGTGAATTTACATTTAGTCCCAGTGGCGGAATGTTAGATATTTCTTGATTTTTGTATTGAGATTAACAATTAGTTTTCCTATATTTTGAAATAATAAAGGAACTATATGATAGATAATTCAATTTTTTCGGACTATTTGAAAAATCACATTCTAAATATCCCGGAAAATTGTCCAGTTTGTGGTAAAGAACTCAAAATTCAGGATAATGGAACTATTATTTGCATTAATCCAGATTGTCCTGCTAAAATATCTCATAAATTCCGTAATTTCTTCGAATTGCTAAAAATTGATGGAGCAGGTGAATCAATATGCAATAATTTAACTAAACATAGCTTTACAATTGCTGATATATTGATTGCTGACAAAAAGTATTTCTATTCTGTTGCTAATGGCATAAATGGTAATAAAATATATGAGAATCTTCATAAAAAGTTAGAAACACCAATCACATTGGGACTTTTTCTAAGTCTTTTCGATCTAGATGGTTTTGGTGAGAAAAAGTTAAAATATCTAGAAAATACGCCTATTTTTAAAGATTTTTATATTCATCCAATCTATAATCTCACAGTATTTCGTCGTATTAAGCCAGAAGATTTCATTAAAATGGATATTCCCACGATTAAATCTGATTCTGTGAAAATGGATCTTTATAAAGAGATCTATGACAAAATAGATGATATGAGTAGATGTTTTTATTATTTTAAGTTTGAAATTCCGAAAAATAAATCTGGTTTTCTAGATGGTTATTCGTTCTGTTTCACAGGTAAAGCTTGCAAACCCAGATCGGAACTTGAAAAAATGGTAACAGACAATGGTGGAATTATTAGTTCTGTTAAAAAAGGACTTTCTTACTTAGTTACCGATGATACTGATTCTGGTTCTAGTAAGAATGTTAAGGCTGAAAAGCTCGGTATCAAGATTATGACTTCGAATGAATTCATTAATTTCAAAGGATAAAAAATGATTAAAATTCTTCTTTTCTTTGCTTGTATTGCTAATGCAAGTATGTTCTCCTCTAAAGTAGTAGATCACGTATTGTTCGAATACCCCGATAGTAATTGGACAGATACTAATTTCTATATAAAGACTACTAATCCCGGTGAAGAGGATCAAATTCGCAGATATTATACCAAAAATGATGAATTTTATGATGGTGTATTATATTATAAAGATAATAAAGAAGAATATTATGATTTTATTGAACAAGGAGTTGAAGTAAAAGATAGTGTATCTTTTGACTATACCGATTATTGGCGTGTTAGTTATTATAATAAGAAAAATGTAATAGTTTATTATTTTCCCGATCAATCTTATAAGGTAGTTTGGACATATAATGTCAAGACTGATCATCAAGTTATGAAGTTTTATGAACAAAACAAATTGTGTAAAACTTATGAAGTAAATCCAAACGAATTCCATTTTTATCGGAAAACTATCTGTCCCGATGGTAAGAAAAGTTCTAACTCTGAATATAATTGCAAGTGTAAAAAGAAAGATTGGCCAATGGAAGATTTCATTATGTGAAAAAAGGCTCCTTTTAGGAGCCATTTTTTATGAAATCGTTGTTGAATCTACTACTTCAAAGTTATTATAGTTAAATGTGATTTCTTTTTGAATTTTACCATCTGTTTCATAGTTTAATTCGAAACCAGCATCTGTTTTAGGATAAACTTCGGTAAGTAAGTAATAATATGGTAACAATTTTGAAAGAGCTGAATCATACATGTATATTTTAAGTGTACATGAATAATCTCTTAAATAGTTGCTCGAAGCAGCTCCTATGTTAGCATTATTAATCCCAATATCCTTATAAATACCATTGTTGAATATATAAGATTGCCATAAATGCATAGTTTTTGTAATGAATAAGTCTTGAAATTCATCGAAAGTAATACCTGTTGTACCATTTACAACAGCTTTTCCTGGAAAAACTCTCTTCATTCCGAGATATTCAGTTGATAGTTCGCCGAAATCTTTCTGTGGTACTGAAACTTTTCTAGCTCTAATAGTTAAATCGTCACTATTACCGAACAATTTATACAATGGACTATCTGTTGTAGTTTCAAAAATACATTGGAATTCATGTGCTTTAACCGGATCTGGCAAATTCACCAGATTAGATGTAAACAGATTCAAATTATTAGTTTCGGCCATATTTATAAACCCTATATAAAACTATATATCAGAGTTATAATATATACAAATATGAGCGATTATTGTAAAAATAAAGATCCTCTGATAAATGCTGGTGATATATCAAGCATGGCTGAAATGAGGTACTGGATTTTACTCAATTTAGGCAGTCCGGTGATCTGTATAGAATTATCAGAAGATCAAATGAATGCTGTCATATTGGATTGTGTCAGATGGGTTCAAAAATACTATCTCGATATAGGCTCTATAGATGATTATATGGCTTTCCAATTAGTTCCTGGTATGACTCATTATAAAATCTGCGATGATCTAGAATCTATAGTTGATTTCGAACTTGGCGGTATGCTTGGTAACTTAAATGATCTTTTCGTTTCTAATTCACTTGCATTGGGAAATGTTGCTAATACTTACACTTATTCAGGAACTTGCTGGGGAACAAGAGCTGGTTATGGCGATATACTTGGGAACTGGAATTCTAGCTTGATATGGCTTAAAGAACTAAACCTTACATTCGGTGAATCGTATCGTGTAAAATACAACAAACTTGAAAAAGAATTAGTAATTTATCCTACACCAACTGCTCCTGTAACTGGCCTTATGAGAGTTTTCAAAAAACAAAAAACTACTAAAATCTTCAATGATCCATTATTCAGGGAAATGGTCATCACGAAATGCGGAATGATATGGTCAAATGCTCTTCGTAAGTACAACATTAGTTTGACTGGTGGTGGAACTTTGAATGCTGATTCTATGTATAGTTCATTTAAGGAACGTTATGATGCAGCAGTAGAACGAATCGATCAAGAGAGTACGTTCTGTGAATTTTATATCGGATAAATTCTAATTTTAGTTGAGTAATTGTGTATATTTTACTATTTTAACGGTATTGACGAGAGAAATTTCATTGGTCTTTAACTAATAGGTAGTTTACTAATATGTCCCATTCATATCGAAAATATTTGAAGCGCTCGTCTAATTTGATAGTTAGGTGGTGTTGTTCGGTTAAATCTGGGACTATGAAGAACTGGAAACGTAAATATAATAGAACTATCAGGCGAATTACTAGGAGTAATCTTAAAACAGGTAATTCAGATTTACCTATTGGCCCAATTAGTATTCGAAATGGATCTATGTGGTTAAGCCCAGCAGATGGTAAAACTTTAATTGAAGTTGAAAATTGGAAGGATATCATTAAGTAACCGACATCATTTCATTCAAAGAACAATAGCAAAAGTCAGAATCATTATGAAAAAGTGTGCAATTTGCAATGCGGAAGTAAAGAGAGTCTTGGTAAAAGATACCTATGAATATAAAGGCAAAACTCTTGAAATCAAAGAAATGCCGGTCTTCCGTTGTACGAAATGCGGTGCAGAGTTCATCGATGAAGAATTGACGGGCCCTGTCAATGAACTTCTTGACAAGTTATACAGACAAGGTGAAGCACAATAGACAATCTTATGAACTACAATACAGATTAAACAATACGTTGCGGTTTGCTAAATTTCTTATATTTAGGATAAACTAATAGGTTAATCATGGCCAATCTTCAATTTACTAAAGATGTGAATCTAAAACTGAAATACCGAAAAGATATTTCTTGTTACAATCACAATTACTACGAAATTTTGAATGAACAAAACTATGATTATAGTATAGATTTCGGTGATAAAACTGTGTTTATCTATGAAGAAGCCAATGATTATGATTATATGGTACGACTTCATCTTTGCCTTGATACAGGAGAAAAATATCCGGTATCTATATTTTCTTGGTGTGTTATTTCTGATCTTGGAGTAAAAAATGAACCCACTGATATGGAAGACTAAATATAGAGGTTAACTTATGCATGTTAAGAAGATAGATGATAACTACCTCGAATTTGATAACGGTTACATAATTTCCGCTAGTGATGATAATGACCAAGTAAATATGGTCTATAATTATGCCGATTTTAATCAGATTTCGGATGAAATTAAAGATATTGATTTTCCAGAGTCTTTGAATTTCGAGATGTGCGACAATTATGGTTTTCGTTTTGGTTTTGGTAATTTCATGATCTTTGTTCCATGTTATTCCGAACAAAATGGCTATTATTCTAATGAGTTAGATGTATTTTATAATGATAAAATTGTACTTAAAGGTGTATATACTACTGAATAAAAACAATTATCCGGCATTAACTAAAAGTTTACACCTTTTTATAGAAAAATATTACGAAACTTATAATATATTCGTATATTAATAAAAAATAGGTTAACATATGACTAATAAAATAGAACTTTGCCAAGCTGATATGGCTTACATTTCTAACAGAATTCTCGAAGAGTTGGGGGATTTTGTAGATCGAGATGGCAATACTGATGAATATTCTAAACCTGGTTTGATGGGCATTATTGAAAATGCAATTGATGATCTAAATCAAGATAGGACTTAACATATGACTATTCAAGAAAAACTTAATAACTTCGGTGTTATGCTGGATGATTATTTGACAGATATCACTAATAAGATGAATAATGATGATGAATCTAAACCTTATAATAGTGGTAAACTCGCCGGATCATACACAACATTACTGAATATAACAGATCATTATCACGAATTGCTTAAATCAATTAAAAATTATTAAATTGGTTATAAATATAAATGAGGTTTAATTATGTCGAAAATAGAACTTACTTCTGATGAAAAAGATTATTTAGTAGATAGAATTATCGAAGATCTCGGTGATTTCATGGATAGATATGGTAACTTGGATGCTTGGGAAAATACTGGTCTAAGAAATACCATAGATAATATAATTGATGATATTAATTCGGATAGGTCACAATATGACTAAGAAAATAAAACTTTGCCTAGTTGATTATAGATTATATTGCCGACAGAATTCTACTAGATCTTGGTGGTTTTGTTGATCTAGAAGGCAATATTGACAAATCTTCAAAATTGAATTTGATTAGCATTATTGAAAATGCCATATATGAATCTAAATGAAAATAATCTGTAAAATATTAAAGTTATCGTATATTTCTTCAATATTGGTATATCTAATATAATAAAAAAGAGCTCTGTTAGAGCTCTTTTTATGATTATAGATCACTAGGAGTTATTAGTACTTCTACTGTGTTTTCATCTGTAATAGTAGAATTGATGTCAAAATCAGCTACTTCTAGATAGCGGCCTATCATTTCAGAATTATCACGTATTTCTTTTTCTATATCGATAATATCAAGTTTAGTAGCTTTATAAGGAAATTTAAATGTTATCAAGATAGTACCATCACCATTCTTTTTAGCCACAACGGGATTTTCTATTTTATTATAATTGCCATAGATCTGAGTTTTCAAGAATTCTACGATTTTGGAAACATTATCTAAGCTTTCACCTAATCCCATACCATCACCAGCTAACATGAAGCTTTTAAGTGTATTCATCAAAGAATATCCGCCTTTAGCATTTTCTAGA